GCAGTCGGAATATGGATCAGCGTTTTGGTAAAGAGTGCTCGATCTTCGTCCGTGATGGTCAGATCCCAGAAGCGCATATCCTCCCATTCGTAGGTTCCGAAGGGCATAATCGGCCAGACATCCAATGTGCCAGAATCGTATTTAAGGGTCGTATACCCGCTGTCGGAATACACCCGATACCGATATTGAGCCGTGACGGACAGGTTATGATTGACAAAGGCCACAGCACCAATGATCCGAGCCGCATCAGTCGAAAAACGGAATCGCGTACTGGAATTGGCATCATCCGTCGAACGTGCAACCTTATTGAGGATGCGGTTCTGTAGATTGGTGATCGGCAATGTGGCTTCCCATGATCCATAGGAACCGAACGTCGAAGTATCGATTCGGTTTTGGTAGGCAAGGATCATATTGCTCATGATTAACCCCAGAGCGTCAGCGTAGCGCGGTTTTTGGCATAACTTGATGATATGCCTATGATTCTGAATAGAGTACCAGAATCAAGCCCAAAACGATGCAAAGTCAGGTTTGCAACCCCGTTTAAATCGGGGAGCGTTTCAGTAACGTCAAGCGCAATGCTGACCTGATACATGGTTCGCTTAACCTTGTAGAGATTGAGCAGTCGAGTCGCTTCCGTTCCAGCCGCTGTCGCATCGACCAGTAACGTATCTCTGGTGATCTCGGTAGCCAACAAATATTGCGTCTGCACAGTCGCATCTGTGGCATATCCAGCGGCTGATGGGTATTTGAGGACGCTTTTTCTTGCCTCTGTTACACCCGCCGCCAGATCCGCAGTCTGGATGCTGTAGTTCTTAAGGTACGTCAGAATGACCTTGTACGCAGGAATGCCGCGATCAGTGTCTGATGATCGAACGGCCTCAATGTTGATGATGTTGTCATCATTGATTTCAATATCCGCCGTTCCTGATGCCACAGCAAAACGACCCATGCGGAACTGGCCGGTTGCATCGTACCCGTACCATGCGCCAACGGATTGGGCAATCTGATCCATACAGGAAAGCCCAGAGTCCTCGCCATAGACCCAGATGCCGACTTCTGAACTGTTGGCAGTATCAAGAGCGGTTACATCAGCCGCGTTAATATCGCCCGAATTTACCCCGCCCTTGATGGCAATCAACTTCATGATTTGCGCGGCTGTACGGTTGCTAGAAGCGGTTCCTTGCGTGATATCACAGGTGATTAGCCCCGCCGGAGTTGATCCTAGACGGAAATAAGAGCCTGATGAGGTCGAACAAACTCGGTAGTTTCCTGCCGATGGCGCATTGGCTTCCATGTCGGCAATGCTGGAATACGCCGAACCTTTGGTCAGCCCTGCGCCTTTGTCATAGACCGCAGTAACATCGGAGATGACTGCATCATTGACTTGGAAAATCAGCCGCGAAGTGTTCACGCAAGGCGGCTGGACGTTATAGACCTTGCCGTAGACCACAGGCTTTTTCTGACCTTTGAGATCGGCAACGCCTTCAAGCCCTGAAGGAAGGCTATTGGTTCCAGCGAATTCTGTCTTTTGTAACGGGAGTTCCAGAACCGCCAATTTGTCACGCGCAAGTACCGTGACAGTATTGAACGTGAACTCTACCTGTTCCATCGTCCCAGACAGGATTGTGGTGAAAGTCGAATACGCCTCCGTGGGGTTGCCGACTTTGATAGTCAATGCGCGGTTGTCATAGCTGTAATTCGCCATGTAATCAAGACCGCCATCAACGTTCGACAGTTCTACTACGCCGTATCCCACGCGACTTGCGCCAGAGGTTGTGCCTGACGCAAACAGGTTGCGCGTAATGTCAGCCGGGGTTTTGATCCTTGGCTCATAGTAAGTGTTGGCCGGGGAGTCAGTCGGTTTGGTGACATAGTTCTCGGTACAAAACCGCAGAGTAGTTGTAGCCCCTGCGGAATTTGTTGCGGCTACGATTTCAACAAGGTAGATCATGCGGATGCCTCAACCTTGGCGATGCGCGTTGATTCAGCGGTTTCATTGCGGATCTCTGAAAGCTGAGTGATGAGTTCACGGTTAGCCGCTGATTGCAGTCTGACCAATGCTTGTAATTCACCGATCTGCTCCTTGAGAAGCGCAGTCTGCTCGGCACTGGTAATCACCACCGCGTCCTTGATCGTCTTGAAGAAGTTGGCCGTTGCTCCTGCCGTTGATACGTAACCACCGCCAGAGCTAATCAGTTCTGGGCCATATTCGCCAACCAATGAAACACCGGCTGGCATCGTGCCGCCGATTGCTCTGGCTATGGGTCGAACCAAAGTTGGCCTAGCTACCGGGATAGGATTGGTCGGAGATCCAACAGGAGCGGCGGGGTTGTAAACCACTTCGCCACCGCCTGTAGTGATGACACCGGGGGTTGAAGTAATTTTTCCTGCCGCCAGTGCCCCCACTGCCGCCGCGTATGCCGCCATCGTTGCGTTTAACGCGCTGATAGCTGATTGCACACCTATGGTGTTGGTGTTGATTGCAACCAACGCAGAGTAACTGCTTTCAGCAACGCGCAGTTGGTTTTCAACCAGATTGGCCTGTGCTTCTGCGTACCCTGCCGAAGCCTCAAGCGCAGAGGTTACGGAAGAAAAATCATCTTGGAATTGCTGACTGGATGCGTTGTATTCCCTTGAAGCATCCAAGAAATCCTTACCGGCTTTGGTTATTTCGGTCAGAGCCGATTCATCACCAACAGCAACCAGTGCGCTAACACGCTGAAATTCTTGTCGAGCAATACGGTAGCGTTCTTCTGGGCTGATGTATGCAGACTTCCCACCCGTCAGTTCATCAAGATATGCCCTGATGTTCTTGGAATAGTTGAGGAACCTGTCTTGTACTTTCTGAAGATCCTGATACGCCTTTTGCATCGAAGAAAAGGCAGAATCAACATTCTTTTGAAGTCCATCAAGTATTTTCTGCTGTGCTTCGGCTTGGGCATCAGCCAATTCTTTTGCCGCGTCCGTTAGTTCAGAAAAGGCCGGATTCAGTTTCATAAACTGACCGAACAATTTTTTCCCTTCTTCCGTGGTTTTATCCATGCCAAGAGCAATTTTGAAAAACTCGTCCTTAGACTTTGGCATTTCATAGCCAAGTTTTCCAAATGCTTGTGCCAATTCAACCGTATCAGCATTGACACGTTGAGCATCCGTCATGAAGTTCTGTCTGAATGACTCCATTGCCGCTTCAAATTCTGAAAGACCCCCGGCGGCGTTAATCATTGTTTTGTCTACATCAATTTCACCAAAACCGGCTACGCGCAAAGTGGCGCTTATATTTGCAATTTGCCCGTATGCGCTAGCAACGTCTTTTGCTGACCCTTTTAATTCTTCTACGTATTGGCGGGTTCCTTTAGACAAATCTGCTTGTGCCAGAATCGTCTGTCGAGTGATTTCTGTACCGATGTCAATCTGGTCTTTTTGATCTGAAACGATGTCAGTGTATTTGATTGCAGTCATTCCAAGCATCATCAATTCTTGCTCGGCTTGCGCTACGCCATCGGCAACCCTGATAGACGTTTCAAACATCCCTTCACCGGCTCTACGGAATTCCTTTAACTCTGGAACCGCCGTTTCGACTAACCGATCAAGCTCTGAACTCACCCATGCGCGAATTTTTTCTGCATTTTTCTCTGCGTTTTTCCCCAGTCCTAAATCTTCATCTTTGATTGTGTAATTTTTTAACACGTTGGCAAATTCTTTCGACCCTTTACCTAAAAATTCACCCGCGTCAATTAAGGTTGCATACGCGTTATCTAAAACCTGGCCTAACGCCGATTTAAGAACGGGATCTAATTTGCTTGTTTCGCGCTCAATTTTTTGAGACGTACTACTAAACATGCCAAATAGCGCTTTGTCTGTTTTTGTAACAAGCACATTTGCGTATTGACTAGCTTTTACTACCCCTGCGTCAATAATACTCCCAAGTGTTTGTTCAAATATATGTATGCCTTGGTCAATCAGCGATCTATTTACTTTGGTGCCACCAATAATCCCACCAACAATAGCGCCCATCAGCGGATCAGCGGGTAAACCAACGTGTTTTAATCGCGGGTTGCTGACAGTGCCAAGGTTTAGTTTTGAAACATCAAAATTAAAACTGGTAGCTATGGCCGTACTAAGGCTTTCAATTGATCCGACAAGCAATTCCATGTTGCGAGCCATACCCTTGGTGTAATCAAGGTCATTCGTTGAGTTCTCAGCAAGGATTTCAAGTGCATCAAGGATTGAAGTTGAAGATTCACTGGAACCCAACATGGTTGCAGTTCTTTTTTGAAATTCTTCGTCCTGCTTTTTCTGAATGTCAGTAACGGATACACCTTGTGCGCCAGACCCGCCAGCACCGCCAACCATAAAGCCTATACTTGCCATCAACGCTACCCAAGCGGCCACACGAGCGAATGCCGTGTAGGGATCACCCGATGATCCTTGATTGGCCGCGCCTTCAGCGGCTTTTGCGTTACCCGCAATCTGAGCATTAACTACTTCTTTGGTTCGATTGATGTCAGACAAGATGCCCATTTCTTTGAGCATCGTTTCAAATGAACCAAACAACTTATTCATGTCACCAAGCTGTTGAGCAAACGACATGGCAGATTGCGCCATCTCAAATGCCCTAAAGACTTTACTGGCCGCACCCATTGCCTCATATCCAGCGGTTCCTTTTTTAAAGAAACCCTGCGCGGCTTTGGTCATGTCGCCGTAGGATTTGATCTGAGCCTTGGATTGCTTTTTGGCCGCATCATCATTGATCTCAGCAATACGCTTTTGATCGCCTTCAGCGTTAGCTACAGCTTCCTTACGAGCGATCTCAATGGTGGCTGATTGCTTATCGTACTCAGCCATTGCCACAGACATCCCACCGATGGCTGCGCCTACTTCACCAAAGGCATCAGCGAGGCCGAGCGCCATCTCCTTGGCGTATTCCAGGTTGGATGACATGATCTCCAACTGGCGCAGTGCTTCTTCCTTGACAAGAGCTTCATTGGCTTGCTGACGCGCTTCTGCTAATTTTTGGTCGGCGTTCTGGATTTTACCGATAGCATCAAGTTCAATCTGGGTACGCTCAGCGCGTTTGACGGAAAGTTCCGTTTCCAATTCGGCTTGCCTAGTGGTCAGTTCAATCCGTTCGGCCTGTTTCAGCTTATGCGCGTCAGCGGCGTCCATTTCCTGCTGAACACCCGCCAACTTAGCGGCAGTTGTTTCGATCTCTTTATCAAGTCCAGCCTGACGTAGTTCTGTTTCCCGATTAATAGACTCAATGATCTTGGCCTGTGCTTCTTCAGCAATCGCCACGCGCATGGTTTCGCTTTTGGTCGCACGAATCTTGAGTTCAGCCAAGCCCTCGATTTGGTCAGCCTCAAGTTCGTAACGCTTTTTGATGTTTGCCGAATTAGCCGCAAAGATTTTCTCTGAGTTCGATGCCGCGCTGATCTGAGCATCAATAAGCGCCTTGAATGCCGCTTCAGCATCTTTGGCATCTTTGGCCGCTTGCTTGGCGTCTGTTTTTGTGCCTTTGGGCGTAAGTTGAGGTTGAGTGGTAGGTTTTCTAGCCGCCGCCAATTCATCAATAGGAATTTTGCCTTGACCCATAGCCAGTAACCGAGGATCTGGATTCATCCCCATCACTTCCGCGTAGGCTTCCATAACCCCCTTCGGATTATTGATACCGTTCAATAGCGCGGCAATCAATTTAAGCCTGTCGCCCAATTCAGCCGCAATACCATTCGCCCCGGCCATTGCTTGAGCTAATCGTTCAATAAAGCCACCTAGCTTTGATCCCTCGGCATTTCGCAAGGATTCGGCCAAATCAAGAATGATTCCAGCAAATGCAGTGCTTGCGCCACTGGCATCATCGACTTCACCCACATACTGAACAAAACTGTTGTGCAGTACGGTCATTGCGTTGGTAATAGTCGGTACTTTACGCGCCGCTAGGGCTTCAAATTCACCGCCTAAGCGAATGGTGGCGTCAATCAACATCTCATTGGTCAGGGCTTGCTTAGAGATTGCCTCTTTCAGCGTTCCATACTTGGCAATAAGACCGGGGAATTCTCTCTGCAACCCACGCCACAAGGCTTGGTTAGAGTCAATAAGCGTATTCATTTCCTCCATCTGGACATTCGGTCCTGAGATGGCTTGCGCGAACTGGCGGAAACTTTCTGAAGCATCGACGGTGCTTTTGCTACTGATAAGCAGAGAAGCGCTGAGTGAAGAAACGATTTTGGCCGTGTCGTCGGTATTGCGCCCGAGAGAGGCTACGATAGGATTGAACTTGGCGTAGGCTGATGCGACATCCTCAACACGTTTGTAGTAACGATTGGCAATGTCGATGGATGCCGTGAAGGCTTTATTGAGTTCATCTTGCGAATAGGTAGCAAGATCCAACTGGGATTTAAGATCCGTATAGGCATCTGCGGCGTCTTTTAGCGCATTAACTCCTTCTCGCAAAGCGCGAGCCATCTCAATCCCAACAACGAGAACAAAGGCACTATGCAGATTTTTTGCTGCGCTACTGAGCGTGTTCATACCGCCAGCGGCTTTGTGCATACTGGCATCAACGTTCTCTAGCGCACCCGAAGCACTGGCAGAAGCACTGCTCAGTTTGGTGATCCACAAAACGCTGGATTCTGCGGATTTTCCTAATTTCTGAATCCATTCGGATTGTTGCTTGATATACCATTCGGGACGTTGTTGCTTGGCTTCTTTGACTATATTCCCCATAGCCATACCAAGTTTTGCCCCTATTCCAGACGAGTCAATGATCCCGGCGGTATTGCGGTATTCATTGCCGAGTTGTTTGACCGCCTTGGTGGCGTCAGCAATTTTATTGCTTGCGTCAGATGAGGACTTGCCCAGATTTTTGAGTGAAACTTCAACGGACACCGAGGTCTTGGCAAGATCGTCCAAGTCCTCGGTAGCTTTTCGAGCCTGAGTGGAATCAACCTTGACGTAAATTGAGTAAGTTTCGCCACTCATTTTTTCTGGCTCCGTTTTCTGATTTCTTCCGCTTGCACAGACATATAGGTCGCATCAAGCGCCATGATAGCCTGTACCTCTAGCGGATCTGGGACAACTCCTGTCAGTTGGGACCAAGATACGATTTCGCTATAGCATATAGGGTTTTGCCCAAAACCGTTACTAGCGCGAGTTCGATTAAGTTCAAGGAACCATTGCCAGCAATGAATCACGGCTTCCGGGGGTTTGAGTGACTGGTATTCCTCTGGCATCTGGCCGGTGGCTTTGAAAATGCTTGTAGCATGATCTCTGAGTCGACTGCCATCATCCTGGGGAGCGTCTAACTCAAACTCCCTTCGTCCGAATTCTACCAAGTCACGAATCAGTTCTTGGTAAAGTTTCCCAAGTTGTTTGACGCCTCAAAAATCTGCTCCCTGATTTCTGAGTTGTTGGTGCAGAGAATGAGTGCCGCTTCTGGGCTGTAGGCTTCTGCAATACCACGCCATCCGCAAACACGGATAGCCGCCGCTTCGATGCCAAACTGTTCGTCATCTTCGATCAGTCGCTCAACTTCCTTGCCACGCTTGGCCGCAATGGCTTCCTGTGTACGGCGGCGATTTAGCGTCTTTCTGATCCATTCCTGTACCTTGGGGGCCTGTGACCCCAAAACGCTGATGTAGACGCCTGTAGGCCGTCCATCAGGGCGAAAGTATTCAAACTCAAATGAGTTCTCGCTCGCGGCAACCAGGTTAAGGTCGTCCAACGAAATTCCTGTGTTTTTAGTCATGTTCGGTTCCTGTTTTAACAAAAGGTGAGCGGGGGCGTGTGAGGCCCCCTCTCGCTTACTTGCGACTTTATGCCGCAGAGTCTTGCACCATGATGGTTGATGCGTAGTTCGCCGCAGAAGCACCGCCAGCGGTGTTCTTGAGAGCAACGAACGGGAAGGTGCGGGTCAGACCATTCTGGCCATCACCAACATCTGCACCACCAACCTTGACTCGGCTCATCTGGAAGCTGACAAAATCAGCGGCCTTGTCACTGGAAGTAGTCATCACAACATTGACTGCGACTTCCGTTTCGTCAATGAAGTAGTCGCGGAAGGTTGCATCGGTGAAGTAGACCGTCATGTTGCCGGTTACACCAACAGTGCCCTGGAATACATCAGGGCGGTTGTTAGAACCAACCACTGCATCAGCCGCTACCGTGTTGCCGTTGACGTCAAAGTCAATGGCGGTAACAACTGCAACCGCAGATCCACCAACAAACAGAAGCCCATTTGCGCCAGCCACAGCACCAGAAGTGCTAATAGATGACGGAGAGGTCAGGATCTGTGATGCGCCGGTTGACATACCAAGACCAACCAACGGGAAGTTGACGGTTGCAAGACCCGTAGCCGGTACAGAAACAGCGGCGTTGGTGATGCAAACGTCAGAGAATACTTCCGACTGTGAAATGTCGCTGAACCAATGTTCGACGGTGTAGTAATCGTGCGTCTGAGAAGACTCAGGAACGTAGGACACCTTGCCGGGGACCGCAACGGTAACGCCAGTGACTGAGGTGGATTCATTTGCCAGAGCCACGCCATTCAGAGGGCTTACGGTCAAAGTGCTTGAAGTCACACCGGTTACAAGAAGGTTCTTGCCGGTATTGGCCGCAACGAGCGTACCGCCAGAAAGACGAACCACCATGCCGATCTTGATGCCAGAGGTCAGCGGGTTGCCGGTCTGGAACGTGATGACGCCAGTAGAAGCTACCAGGGTAATAGCCGCTGAAGTCATGGAAGAAACAGCGGTGAAGTCCTGACGGAGAACGGATGCCATCAGATCCTTGTAGGTTCCCGGTGAAACTTCACCAGCGATTGAACCCGTGACTTGCTTCGGGCCATGACGGTAGTCAGCGATCTGCTGGTCAGGACGGATTTCCGCTGACTGGTACGCTTCCTTGGTCAGATTGATCGTTGAACTGGTACGACGAAGCTGTTGACCACCAGATCCAGATGCAGGGGAGCCAAGCCCGGACTGCTTTTTGTAAGCAAGAATCTTGCTTACGCCTTGTGCGATATTTGCCATTTGTGTCTACCTCTTACGAAGGAAAAATGTCTGCCGAAAAGTAAATCGTAACCGGGACGCGATAACGATCTCCATCAATGATTGCCGGTGCAATCGTTGGGGTGCGATCAATCAGAACATCAGTACCGCCTGACGATAGACCCAATCCACGCCGAAACTGATCTCGGACCAGTTCAGCCCTTGTTGCCGCCGCCTTCGGACCTGTCCCCGGTGGATAGCACAACAAAACTTGTAAGAACCCCGTGACGCGATACATGGCATCACCCAACGTGGGGTTCTCTGTACCCGCCAACAGCAAGTTGACTTGCTGATACGGCGTTCCTGTCACAGGAGTATACGGCACTCCTTCCCATGCCGTAGCAAGGGCCGGTGACATGGCATTCAGCCGTGTTTCGAGAGCCGCTCGGATGTTAACGATGCTCATGTACTTTCACCCAGTCCAAAACGCTCAAGGGCAATCCGTACCATGCCCTCGGGTGCTTGGCTTGAATGACCTTCGTATTCCAGTCGCCGTATGTATGGCACATTATTGGAGAGATAGTTGATTTCCCCCGCCTTAACAGTAGCCAAAACATCTGCGATAGGCCCCGCGCCAGTAGCGTCAATGCGGTCAATTTCATTCGGTATTGGGACGCCGATAGAGCATTGCCAATTTCCTCTTGCGCGTCCACCAACATACCCATCAGGTTTCTTGATGTCCATGCTATCGTTGACTTTACGCCCTTTTTTCAACCGTCCTGCTTTGGTTAGATTGCTTGGGTCTTGGCGCAAGCGATAATTTTCATCTGAAACGGCCCGGTTATACGCGGCAGACTGATGGTTTATTTTCCATAAATCTGGGTTGCCTACCGGAGTGGTGAGAATGATAGCCTTAAACAACTCTATCGTTCTGCCACGGATATCCTTATCAATAGCGCCGTTCAGCTTATCGGTGATGTCCTTCATGCTCATTTACGCACCTGTGAGACGTAGAGCGCGGCCTGTTCACCTGACCAGATAATTTCGACCGCAATGACGGTGTATACATCTGAGCCAACCGTGAATCGATCATTAGGCTTGGGCTCAGTGTTGCCCGAAGCGGCGATCATTAGTTTCTTGTCGTTGATCTGAACAAGCCCAGAGGCGTATGCCTCACCGGGGTAGTCCTCAAGGACGGCCTTGGGCACACCCACAGTCGTTGACCCACCAGAAATGTCACCTGTGATCGGATCATAGGTTCCTTCGGTGACAAGCGTATGCGATACGGATTTGCCGTACTTGTTTATCAGCTTGACCGCTGTCGCTCTGGCCTTGGTGTCGAGGGCTGTCATGTCCGCATCAGCTTCACTTGATTGGCGCTAGACGCAAAATAAATGCTCAAACTGTTCTCGATCTGCAAATATCGTTTGAATTGTGGGCTGAACTTGTCATATTCCACTTCAATCGGGCCTACCTTTTCGCGGATCGTCTGCTGGCTCTGATCTTCCAGAAGGGTTTCAGAGTTGGCTTTCAGCGCAAGATCCGCACAGGCATTCTTGACCTGATTAGGAACCACATCAAAATCAACATACTCAGGGTAAGCATTGACGGAACAAATGTCCCTGATGGGAACATAGATGCGAGGCCAGTCTAGCGCCTGAGTGTTGACGTACCTGTAACCGTCCCAGCGGAGGCGATAAACCGCCACCATGTAGTCAGTGGCAATACGTAGCAATCGCTCCTTCTCGCCGGTTGTGAGTGCCGCCCAATCGGTGTTGCCTCTGTTGCTATGGTAGGTATCCGCATCCGCTACGCTGATATAGCTTTCTGCGTTGTCCTTTCCAGTGCCATCTTCAACGATTAGTGTCATTCTTCCACCCACTCAATCATGCCAAAGACGCCAGATCCTGAGATCACCGTGTTGTCTGCAAAAATGCAGATCCCTTCACCCGGAAGCAGGATAAATCCTTCCAAATGGTCAAAGTCAATCGTGGACGCTGACCCCGTGGTCTTGCTGACAATGGACCGCTCAAGGAAATAGGTTTCCCGAGTCACGCCGGTCATCGTCAATCCACCATTGGCGCGATTGATAACCATCTTGCTAGGTTCTTCGTTATTGTCATAACGAGTCGCAACGATGGTATCGCCGCCTGTCGGTTGTCCCTTGATCCTCTGCCATCCGTAAATGGAGTTTGCGCCGCCACCGGCATCGGCTGAGTCAAGTTGTAAGTGCATCCGAATCAGGCGAACAGACAAAACGTCTGAGTTGTACCAAGACTGATACGCCGTGTCTTCAGTAAGCGTAGTTGGCTTGACCGCAATGCGTGAGCAATAGCGTTTCATTTCTTCGCCTTCTTTTTGGCGGTCTTAGCAACTGACAGCGCAATGGCTACCGCTTGCTTTTGTGGTTTTCCAGACTTCATCTCAGCCTTGATGTTCGATGATATTGATTTCTGGCTGTAACCTTTTTTCAACGGCATAGCGGTATCCTCAAAATTAGGTGGGGAAGTAAGAACCGGCACAGGAATCCGGGAACCTCCCCGATAAATTAGGCTGGCTCGTATCCACCGGCCTTGTAGTTGTCCACCTCTGAAGGCGGGACAGCTACTTCATACGGAGGGCCATACGTTTCGGGATCTCGCTTGAGAATCACAAAACCTGACGCCTTTTCCTGTTTCTTTTCGGTCTTAATCTGTTCAGCCATGTTGGACTCCTTAGAGATGGGCCACACCGAATGATGTGGCCCGATCAACATTAACCGAGCAGAAGCGCAACGTTGTTGGGCTTCCAAACCTTCACGCCGAACAGGGCACGAACTTCGATCATGGTCTTCATGTAGCCCTTGTAGACTGCAATTTCGAATACCAGACCTGAGTAGGGGTCCTGTACGGTCATGATGTCAACAGCGGCGTCACCACCAGCCGGGAGAGCCGGAGGACGAATACCGAGTTCGATAGCAGTCCGGTGGAATGCTACGTTTGCGGTGAAGCTGTTGCCGATGGTGATGGCATCGTTGTCTGCTTCTGCGTAACGAAGACCCGGAGCGCCGATGGTGAATGAACCACCAGACAGAGCAGAGTTCGCAACGTAGATGTCAGAAGTGCCAGCAAAGGTGATGCAGTCACCGGCAAGCAGAGTGCCAGAGCCGGTATCAACATTGATGGTGGTGTCACCGACAGCGCCTGCCGCAGAAAGCTGGTAACTCGTACCAGTGCCCTTGGTGTGGCTTGCAACGCCAGCAGATTCCTTAATCATCAAGCCCTGGAGGTCGAGCAGAGTGCCCTGACGGAGAAGATCCGTACCACCAGCGGTGTTGACCTGCTGAAGCTGTGCAAGGTTGCGCAGTTTCGTGCCAGCGGCTGAGTTCAGAACCAGAGTGATCTGGTTGTCAGTCGGGCAACCGTTGTCTACGAGGATCTGACGAACTTCGGCAACCGTGTTGAAGTTGGACGCGAAAGGAGTCGTACCCGCAGAACCTACGGCGCGTGATGCACCTTTGTAGGCGGCAGTTGCAAGCGTTGATTCAACATTGTTGCAGATGGCTCGCATTGCCTGCTTGATCTGATCGCCGTAGATGGTTTCGAAACCAGAGCCGTTGTTAACGTGCTTGATGTCTTCACCGGTCCACGGGATCTGAACGCTGACGTAGTTGTCGAGCGTCATGGTCTTGTTGTCAACCGTCTGATCGGTCCCTTCCGGGATGGTCATAGACGGAGCGAACGAAGTGTTGACACTCGGGGTGCGGGTAAATGCCGCACGGATCGTGTCGCCTTTAGCGGCACGAGTCGTTGCATCACCGTTGATGGTTGCTGAAGGGATGAAGCCGACGAGTTCGCGGCCTACAACATCCGCAGCCTTGTATATGTCGGCTGCGAGATTTGTGAGAACATTTGACATAAAAATACCTCAAGTCAGTTGTTACACCGACGAGAGGTATCAGGAATTAACCTTCCACCTTCCCGCCAGCTTTAGCAAATTCAGACCGTTCAAAGTGTGACGCGGCGTCAAACTTCTCACGAGTCCAAACCTTTGCGCCAGAACCGTTACCGGCTCCACCGCTTGCACCGCCGCCGCCGTTGGCCGGGGCCGCGATGAAGTGCTTGCCTTCATCCGTGGTTGCCCACGCTGAAACAAACTCTGTCAGATCCTTATCGCCAATGACTGCCTTTCTGGCATCCCCATCGACAATAACCTTTGCCTGTGATCCTAGCATAGCCTTTACCGCCGGTAGCATAGGAGTTGCTACACCGGCTTTGACCAATGCTTCCGTTAACCCGTTATCAAGCAGAAGTTTCTGGGTAAAACCAGACTCTGACGCCAAAGCATCTTGAGCCAGTTTGAGCGCCTTTTCCTGCTCTTTCTTGGTCTTGTGCGCCGTACCGAGATCCGCTTCCAATGCGTCAATCTTGGCCTGCAACTTGTCCAATTCGGCAGGGTCAATCGCTCTACCCTTACGCGCTTCCTTCAGTTCTGACAGAAGTTCCTGATTCTTCTTGACCAGACCTCCGGTTGCACTCTCAATAGCCTCATCAATTTTGGCCTTGAGTTCTTCTTCGCTGATTTCCATCGATACCTCTGGTTTTGATGGTTTGTCCCACAGGGACGGGGGTTAACGTGACACAATCACGCTTGGCGTGACTATATCACAAAATAAAATCAGTCAATACCGGCCTTTTTAAATAGCGCGGCGTCCTTGGAACGTAATTGTTTCAAGGTATATTCGTGTCCTGTTTCATCGACAAAACGATCCAATGTCATTCCTTCGCGGAATAACTTCCCTCTGGTTGGCCCCAATACATCGTCTTGAAATGCTGGCGATTTCTTCTTGAGCCAAGTCTGGTAGGTTTCAGCCTCGGGTACTTGACCATCCATAGAGGCTCTGGTTCCTGGGGGTATATCTCGCTCTTTAAGTCCCAATTCCTTCCATGACTTGAGAACAGGAGCCGTGGTACTTCTACAGCGGAAATGCGCGGGTGGTCGAGGCCCAGAATCAACAGGGTATACCTTTCCATCCCGTGACTGGCATATTGGAGTTGTCCTAGCATCCAACGTACTAACCCACTGAACCCCTTTGATAAGGTCATCGTTTGCCCCGTAGAAGGTTTGTCGAGCCTGATTGACGGTGTGGGCTACTGAGGTAGCCACCAAAGCCTGCGCTTGCC